GGACAAGCCCATCTTGCGGGTTTTTTCAAATCTGTGGGCGGCAGCTTCCATTTCTTTTTGCACTGTTTGGCAGACTTCCAAAACTTCCACGCCAATGCCGTTTGTGGCCATAGTTTCGGCAATGTTCATCATGTCCACCAGAACGCGCCAATCGCCGACCGTAGCCTGACCCTTGACCATTGATTCAATTGCGCTTAATTCGTTCATCCTGAGCCGATCTAGGGTGTTTTCTGGCGTGATTGCTGCGCCAATGATGGCGTGTTCAATTGGATTGACCTTTGACCAGATTTTGCGCTTGCAATGTTTTTTCATTGGTGCGCCTTGTCTTGCATACGGTTGGTGGCTTCTTTGGTGCGCCAGATTTCCACGTCCAGACGATGGCTTTCCAACTCCCAACGCAATGTTTCCTCAACTTCCACCGCGGCAGCCAAACCTTTGATGACGGTCAAATACTCAGGGTTGGAATAGGCTTCACGTTCTTGGTGGCTGGCTGCGTCAATACCGTTAAGCAGTGCATCACGCATCAGCATGGCTTTTTTGGATTTGCGGAATTCCTCAAGATAGACCCGCTGGGCTTTAGCTTCGCCGTATTTAGGCGCTTTGTCCCTGATTGCTTGTGTTGATTCTTCTGGTTTCATTTTAATACCCCGATCATCCGTAAAGCCGCGTCAGGACTGTCTACAACCGCCAATGCGCCGCCGTTCCACTCTCGATGCCACCGTAGCTGGTCTTCTGTCAAAAGACGCGCTGACGGCGGTTTAAAGCCGTTTTTGATTTCCATGAGAAGTGTCTGCCCTTGAAAACCAACCAACAAATCAGGTACACCTTTGCCAACACCAGCCAAAGACTGCACCGAAGCGCCAGCCGACCGTAGCGCAATTACAACGGATTCGTGATTTGCGTCAACCTTTGCTGCTCTCATCGTTCATCCTTTTGCGTAAATCATCAACGGCGCTTTGACCACGCTTTTTCACTAAGTCGGATGAGATTCTCTGCCACCATGCTGATGCTTCGGCTTTGCCTTCCTCCCGAATCTTCTTCCTGTAGCGCTTGATCCAATCCTTGGCTTCCATTTGAAGTAAGGTCTCCTGCATCAATAAGCGCTGTTCTGATGACAGATTGGCTAAATTCTTCACCGTCTTTGAGTCGGGAGAGAATTGAGTTTGCGACAAGTCTTTCATGATTCATTTTGTACCTTTAAGCAATTTAAACCTTGCCAACACTTCAGGACTTGGACCCACAACTTTTTTGCTGTCCTCATCGAGCTTAACCAACGCTGGATCACGTTCTGGCTTTGATGGCACGGTCGTATGCACAACATCAAACTTGTTTGCAGGCTTTGCCACCCAATCGGCTTTAAATGCCTGCCAGCCACGCACACAGCATTCAGTCAATGCCTGTTCCAATGTCCAGCCAGCTTTGGCTGCTTCAGCAATGAATCCATCAATGGCGCGTTGAGTAATCGGTGCTTTTTTGGCTTTCCGCAGGGTTTTGAAGTCATCCCAAACAGATTGTGAAACGCCGTCAGGCGTAGCCACGACAGTGGCTTTCTCTTTTATTGGTTTATGGTTATTGGTTATTGGTTTATGGTTATTGGTTAGTTGCTCATCTGTGAAACTTGTGTTCAACACTTGTTCAACACTTGTTAAACGTCTGTTCTTGCGTTGTTCAGCAGATGCTTTGCCAGCGTTTGATTTTTTATTTAAAAGTTCTCGATATTCGCTGATTTCAATGTCGCATCGTTTTTGATGCCAGCCGCTTTCACAAAGAACAAAATAGCTTTCCAAAAGTAATTTTGTATCTTCTTGGGAAGCGCCTATTTGAAAAGCAAGAACTTTAACGTCTGGTTTTAAAGGTTTTTCACTGTCGTAATACATCCATAAAAGACGTAAATAAGCCATCGTTTGGCTATCAGATAACCGTGAAGTTGCTTTAATGAAGTCACCAATATGGTGCTGGTAATAGTGCATAGTTTTCCCCACTGTCCTCCATTAACAAAGAAACTTCGGCAGGCGGGGAGGCTCGCTTTTCGGTGGGGTAGCTACCCCCCACCTAGCCGTGTTTCAAACAATGTTACACCAGAAACCAGCCTGGTCGCAAATCTTTCAACTGGCGCAATCTCAGCTCAGGAACTTTCTTCCATTGGCAAACTGCCGCCCGATTGATGCCCAATATACGCGCAAGCTCAGTCTGTGAGCCTGCCAACTGAATTAATTCTTGTTTTGTCATGGGCGCATTGTAAAGCTAAATTAACAATTTAATTAAATTAGGGTTTGTCCCTAGAAAATAATTGCAAAAAGTGCTTGACCTGTGGTTAAGTTTCCTTAACAATACATACATCCCCCAGCGCAACGCATAGGGTCTTAAAGGAAACCAAATGGATACTCAAGAAATTACCGCAGTTTATAACCTTGCCGACAAATCTGATGCAATCATTAAAGATTTGGGCGATGTTTTGTTTACCGCAAAACGCCTTGGCATCACTTTAGCTGATGACGCTGACGAGCTTTATATGCGTTTGCGTGTTGTTTTGGGCGCTATTGGCGATTACGCATTTACCCTTGATAACGACCATGATTATGGCGACTATCACCCATACGGCGACCATCAAGAATAATTTTTAAGGAACAATCATGTTTGACATAGAAACCTACAAAAAACCAACCGACTGGGCGCAAATCGCTTTGTACGTTGTATCCGTTGCCGCCATTGTGGTGGTTGCCCTTGACCTTTTTGTTTGGAGAGCATCATGCTGAATGACGGCGAACAAGGTGTTTTTGAAGAATACCTAAACAACTACGGTGAAGTCAAAGTCGAATGGACTTGGTATGACGGTGACGATTGGGAAATGGACGGTCACTTTGATGTGTTCATTTCCTGCGGTGATCTAGACATTACCTACGACATTCCAAAAGCAGCATTCAAGTACATCTACCAGTGCGTGAAAGAACGTGCTGGCTACGAGCCACCCAGCTCCAAACGTGTCGGGTTTGTCATCAACGGTTTAGCCAACAACATTTTTTAAGGAATAACATGAAACAAATAGCAACAGCATTGGTCAAAGCGCAAAAAGCCTTTGGACCAGCATTGAAGTCCAGCACTAACCCGCATTTCAAATCACGTTACGCCGACTTGTCTGCCTGCGTGGAAGCGGTCATAGATGCGTTAAACAGCAACGGCATTGCTTTGATTCAAAAATCTTATGACTGTGTTGACGGCATCATGGTTGAAACCGTATTTGTCCATGAAAGTGGCGAAATGTTGGAAACAGGCATATTGCGGTTTCCATTGATGAAAAACGATCCTCAAGGCGCAATGGCGTGTTTGACTTATGCCAGACGCGGTTCTTTGATGGCAGCCTGCGGTATTGCCCCAGAAGATGATGACGGCAACAGCGCTAGCCGCCGCACCGAAATCAAGTCCACGGTCAACGAAAGCCAAATAGCTGACCTGATGGCGGCAATGGACGAAACCACCACATTGGACGAACTTCAGAAAACTTACAAAGCCGCCTATGCTGCCGCCAATGGTGATCCAGCATGGCAAAAGCAAGTCATGGCTAAGAAAGATGCCAAAAAAGCATTGTTGGGAGGTAAAAATGCAAACTGATTTTCAAGACGGTCCAATTCTTAAAGCTATGCAAATTTTGACAAACATGAAATGTCAGTTTGTTGTCATCACGCCAGACGGTAGAAAATTTGGCGAAATCAAAGATAAAACAAAAAAGCGAAAACAATTGTTTCCACGCGGCACATTTATCAATTATTTTGGAGACACATTAAGCAAATGTCAGGCAGGTCAAACTGTTGAAGTTCTAGTCGGCGAATTTAATCCTGAAACATTGAGAGCCAGAATTTGTGCTTATGCAACAAATAAATGGGGCAATGACACATATTCCACAAAAATTGTGGGTAACAAAATTCAAGTATTGAGGTATTTGTAATGGAACAAAGAACTGAAGAATGGTTTGCTGCTCGATGCGGCAAAGTTACCGCCAGCCGCGTGGCAGACATCATTGCCAAGACCAAAACAGGTTACAGCACCAGCCGCGAGAATTACCTGGCGCAACTGGTCTGTGAACGCATGACCAAAAAACCCGCAGAATCGTATTCAAATGCGGCTATGCAATGGGGTACAGATCAGGAACCCTTTGCCAGAGCCGCCTATGAAGCCGCCAAGGACGTTTTGGTGGATGAACTAGGGTTTGCTATTCACCCAACCATTGATGGCGCTGGCGCGTCTCCTGATGGCTTGGTAGGGTTGTTTGGATTGGTGGAAATCAAATGCCCAAACACCGCTACACACATTGAAACGCTTTTAACCCAAACCGTGCCGACCAAGTACATCACGCAAATGCAATGGCAAATGGCTTGCACTCAGCGCCAATGGTGCGACTTTGTGAGCTTCGATCCACGCATGGACGAGGGCTTACAACTATTCATCAAACGTGTCGAATATGACCCAATTTATGTCGCACAGCTTGAAAAAGAAGTAATCAATTTCCTGATGGACGTTGAAGACAAAATCCAAAAACTTAACAAACTGAAAGCCTAACATGAAGAAAATCAAAAACATCGTTGTCATCACTGGCACTTACACCAACAAAGAGGGCGTAGAAAAGAAGCGCTACCAGACCATCGGCAGCTTGTTTGAAGACGGTGAAAACCTAAAGATCAAGCTGGACACAATCCCTTTGGTTGACGGCGGCTGGACAGGTTGGGCAAACTGTTATGAATTGGAAGATCGAGCGCCAAGCCGTGCTGAAAAACCAAAATCAGGCTTTGATGATTTACCTGACGATCTGCCGTTCTGACCATGAGCTTACTTACAAAAATCTGGTTTCCTGACCTTGAATTTCCAAGGGTCAGGGCTACAGACCCAATAACTTCTTTTGAAGCGGCTGACCAGGCTAAAGACTTGGCAAGCAAACACCATAAAGCCATTGTGGAAGCACTTAAAAGTGGCGCTATGGGCAAGGATGGCATAGCCGCGGCAACAGGGCTTGATGGCAATCAGGTGGCCAGACGGTTGCCTGAATTGGCAAGAATTAACGAAGTGGAGCTAACCGGCAACACCACAAAGTCAAAGTCAGGTCGGTCAGAACGTGAATGGCGCATAAAACCTGTTCAATTGGAGTTGATATGAGCACGTTTAATCGAAAACGACAGATTCAGGCGCTTGAACCTAAAACACCGGAACAGTTTTATAACGAGCTGCGAAATCGGGTGTTGGATGAAGTCGCTGCTGAAATTCAAAAGATGACAGGGTTTGGCAAAGACACATTAGACAGTTTGATTGTTTTTATTCAAGGAATGAAGCATGACACAAGAAGCATTGAAGATAGCACTTGATGCGCTGGAGACAGAGCTGTCTATTGATTGGACAAACAATGATGAGTTCAACGCATCAGCAGAAAAAATGTATGAAGCAATCGCCGCCATCAAAGAAGCCTTGGCACAGACGCAAGAGCCTGTGGCATATCTTTGCAAACCAGATGAAAACGGCTTATATGGTTTGCCGACACTAGACAGAGGTTGCCAAGATTGTTTTCCTGTTTACAGATATTCACAGCGCACAGAGCAAGAGCCTGTGGCATACATCAATGTCGAGGAACGTAAACTGGAATGGGCGAAGCCTATAAGCTGGAATACCCCGACAACAGTTAAGTTGGAACGCATCCCTCTCTACACCACCCCACCACAGCGCACATGGGTCGAGCTGACTGATGAGGAGATTGCACTAATTGTTACTGATTGTTCTTTAGTAACCCCAAGTGATTTCTATTTTGCTAAAGCTATTGAAGCCAAACTCAAGGAAAAAAATTGAGCTGGATGATTTTGTTGTCAATGGCAATTTGTTGGACGCCACCAAAATCGTTGACAAGTGCCAAATTGCGGGAAAAACCTAAACAAAAGTCTGTTAGCAATTTGTGCAAAAAACCTAGAAAATCCAATGCAGTCAAGGAGTTGTGCTCAAAATGGGAGAAATAGCTATGACAATATTTGCGCTTTTTATTGGCAGCTTGGTCGGCATTGTCGGTTTGCTGATCCTATTGATGGCCATTGAATTTTTTCACAAAGACGATTGACAAACCTGAATTTCATATAAAATGGCAATTCCATTAACCTTGCAAGGAAAAGAAAATGGGCTACGAAGCTAAAAAAATCCCGTCAGCAATCAGCTCTGACATGACAGGCGAAAAGAAAGTTCATGTGTCCAAAGTTGACCGTGAATACGGCGGCGCTAAGTCTATGACAGGCGCAACCCCACCCAAAGGCGCAACAGCCAGTGACACAAGCGGTGAACGCAAGCGTCCCATTGAGGGCGGCGTTGGCATGGGCAAGATGGACGGTATTGGTTTGCGTGAAGCCAGCCACATGGGTATGCATGACGGTCGCAAAGGCGAAATGAAAGGCGGTTCTAGCGAAAAGACCGTCTATGAGCACAAGCGTTACGCCCACTCACAAGACGAATAAATCGAAACGCCCAAGGGTCTAGACACCCAAGGGCATTTCTGGCCAACAAAAAAAGGAGTTTTGATGGTTACTGTAAATTGTATGTCTTGCCGACATTTTCTCAATACTGAGGTGCTTGGGCAGTGCCGCCGCTATCCAACGTACCAAAACCGACACGCAAACGAATATTGTGGTGAATTTGCCACAAAAGAGATTTCTACTGAATTACCGATTCAAATGGTAGAAAAACGCAAATACACCAAAAAGGTCAAAGATGTTACGACCGCTGCGTGATCGAGTAGTTGTCAAACCCAGAGTTCGCCAATTGAGCGACATTATTTGGGTAAACAACAAGGAAGCATTCAATGAGGGAACAATCGTTGCCATTGGTCCATTGGTTGACCAGGCTGCGGTCGGCGATTTTATTAAATACGGCAATGGGGATTATTTGAACTGGCCAACCCAGCGGATTGACGGGCAGGACTACCAAATCATCCAAGAAGCAGACATTTGTGCTATTGTTGAGGAATCATGAAAGAAACCATTCAAATCAGAATCAACGACTTGATGGCAAAAGGCCGCGAGTTGGAACAACAATTACACCAGATCAATGGTGCGTTGCAACAATGCCAGTGGACGCTGGCTGAACTGGAGAAAGCAGATGCCGCTGAAAAAATCGACCAGCCCGAAAGCGTTTAAAGAGAACATCAAAACCGAAATCAAAGCCGGTAAGCCTGTGAAGCAAGCCGTGGCAATCGCGTACAGCGAAAAGCGCGAAGCTGAAAAAGCTAAAAAGAAAAAGTGAAAATCAGCCAAAAGAAAGTCACAGAACTAATTCCTTATGTAAAAAACAGCCGCACCCACTCTGACGACCAAGTGGCACAAATAGCGGCAAGCATTAAGGAATTTGGCTGGACTAATCCAATATTGGTGGACGGAAGCAACGGCATCATTGCTGGACATGGTCGCCTAATGGCTGCGCGTAAGTTAGGTTATAAGGAAGTGCCAACCATTGAACTGGCAGACTTAACCGAAACCCAAAAGAAAGCCTACATCATTGCCGACAACCGCCTGGCACTTAACGCTGGCTGGGACAATGAAATGCTGACCATTGAGCTTAATGATTTGTTGGCTGATGGCTTTGCGTTGGAATTGCTGGGTTTTGACCCTAAAGAATTAGACGCATTGCTTGAGCCAGAAGTGGTTGAGGGCTTAACGGACGAAGACGCTGTTCCTGATGTGCCTGACGAGCCAACCACCAAGTTAGGCGACATTTACCAGTTGGGTAACCATCGTTTAATGTGTGGCGACAGCACCAGCATTGACGCTGTGGATAAGTTGATGGATGGGCAAAAAGCCGATATGGTGTTTACTGACCCGCCTTACAACATTGGATTTGGTGGAACTATGTCCAACACTTCTAAGAATGGAGTCATGGTTAAACATACAGGAATGAACGCCAAGCATAGGCCAATTGAAAATGACAAAAAAACAGAATCAGATTTTTATGATTTTATTTCTGAGGTTTTATCAATAATCCAAATTAAATGCAAAGGTGCTTGGTACATATCTTTTGGTAGTGCCAATTTGCATGAATTGTTAAGACCAATAACAGATGTTGGGATGAAATATAAAAGTATTATTATCTGGGTTAAAAATCAATCACCTATGGGTGGTGGCGCATACCGAAGAAGATACGAACCAATTTTATATGGTAACTTTTCAAGTGATTTTTACGGCAAGCCGTATTCTGAAGATGATGTGTGGGAATTTAATAGAACAAACAAGAATGACTTGCATCCAACAATGAAGCCTGTTGAATTAGTAAAAAATGCTTTAAAACATGGAAGCAAGTCAAACGATGTGGTTTTAGATTTATTTGGTGGTTCTGGTAGCACGATGATTGCATCTGAAGAAATAGGAAGAAAATCTTGTTTGATGGAATTAGATCCAAAATACTGCGATGTAATAGTAAAGCGGTGGGAAGACTTCACAGGAAAAAAAGCCGTATTGTTGACAAAACTAACCGAAACTGTTTAAATATTAACGAGTTCCCCTTTATAAAAGATGCCAGTAATTCCACAAGAGCCGCACGAACCAACGGCAGAAACCCGCAAACTGGTTGAATCCAGTAGTGGGTTAGGCTTGCCGCATGAATCCATTGCGGTATTGGTGGGCATTGATGACAAGACTTTGCGAAAATATTACCGCCTCGAACTGGACATGGGCAAGGCTAAAGCTAACGGACAGATTGCCAAAACTTTGTACAGCAAAGCGGTGGCGGGTGACACGACCAGCTTGATTTGGTGGACAAAGAGTCAAATGCGTTGGTCTGAAACCGTTAAGAATGAGGTTACTGGCGCTGATGGTGAAGCGTTACAGGGCATCCAAGTGACATTTGTCAAACCAAGTGAGTGAAGTCAGCAACGCCCAATTTCCTGTAAAACTGGCGTGTCTATTTGACCCGGCTAAGTCCAGATACCGTGTTTTGTATGGTGGCCGCGGTGGAGCTAAGAGCTGGGGAGTTGCTCGAGCACTGTTGATCAAAGCCGCTAAAGAACCATTGCGAATCCTATGCGCCCGCGAATACATGACTTCAATGCGGGATTCTGTCCACAAGCTACTGTGCGATCAGATCATCGACCTTGGCTTGCAATCGTTCTATGAGATCACCCAAGCCAGCATTCGCGGCAAGAACGGGTCAGAATTCAGCTTTGTCGGCTTAAAAAACAATGTGACCAATGTCAAATCCTATGAGGGCTTGGATATTTGTTGGGTTGAGGAAGCTCAAACGGTGACCAGGAAAAGCTGGAACGTGCTAGTCCCCACCGTGCGTAAGCCAGACAGTGAGATATGGATTACGTTCAACCCTGAGCTAGAGACTGACGAGACTTACCAGCGGTTTGTGATCCACCGGCCAGAAAATGCGGTGGTGGCCAAGGTCAACTGGAACGACAACCCTTGGTTTCCTGACACACTCAAACTGGAGATGGAAAGCCTAAAGGCTCGAGACCCTGAAGCGCACAGGACGGTCTGGGAGGGTTTCTGCCGCCAGACGGTGGACGGCGCAATTTTTGCCAAAGAAGTGCAAATGGCAGAGCTGGAGAACCGCATTACCCGCGTTCCTTATGATGCCACCAAGCCGGTTCACGCCGTGTTTGACCTTGGTTGGGCTGATGCCACAGCAATTTGGTTTGTCCAATTCATTGGCATGGAAACCCGCTTAATCAGATACATGGAAGACAATCAGCAGACTATCAGCCATTATTTGGCTGAGATGCAAAAGTTTGGCTATGTCTATGACACGCTGTGGCTACCGCACGATGCACAAAACAAAACGCTGGCGGCAAATGGGCGATCAATTGAGGAAATTGTCAGGGCAGCAGGCCATAAAACCCGCATTATTGACAAAACGCCGGTGGTGGACAGCATTAACGCGGCAAGAACAATATTCAGATCATGTTACTTTGATAGAGAAAATTGTTATGATGGTCTACAATGTCTCAGGCACTACCGCTATGAGGTTGACCCAGACACCAAGCAGTTCAGCCGCAATCCGCTGCACGACCAGTATTCACACGGCGCAGACGCATT